CAGTCATGCTATCACCACCTTATCAAGGAAGTTATTTGTTAACAATAACCTCCTTCCATTTTTAAAGAGAGATTGTTCCTTGTTAGTAAACAACCTCCCTTCTTGTATTGTTTTGGCGAAGCCATATATATATATATATATATATATATATATATATTAGTAACTTTTTCCTTAAATAACGATAATTTTTCGCTTATTTTATTCGTAATCTTCATCTAATTCCCACTCCCCTTCTTCTTGGTAGAAAATACTATTAATATTATCTATATTAGTGTTTATTGCATTTATTTGGTTTTGTAGATTACCTGCCACATTTTCATCAAGTGAATCCTGAACAGTTTTAAACCAGTTGTCCCATGCAGTTTGATATTGTTTAAAAATATCATTTGTGTCCAAACTTTGAACTGCTTGTACTACATTCCCACAATCACTTGTAAATCTAGTATCTGTAATTAAATCTTCAGTTATTCTAGTAGTTCCTGTTGATACTAATATGTTTGCAAGTCTTAAATCATAAATATTATTATTTCTTACTAAAGTAGGTTGACTAGGTTCAGTCGCATAATTACCTTCTAATATTTGAACTGTAATTTGTCTATTACTTTTGTCCCATCGTACTATAACACTATCAATTCTTGACAAAGTGCTATCTGCATCACTTATATCTAATGTTTTTTCTTCATCTAACAACGAATATTCATAACCATTTATATTGGCGCTTCCTAAACTAACATTAACTGTCATATTATTGTTAGAGTTGACCTTTAATCCATTATTAAATATTCCATTAGTGAAATATTTAGATATATATCTTGCTACATCATCAGCTTCATATACTCTATCTTTATTTACTGAATTAAAAGGAAAATATTTTTCCATAATTTTACCTCTCTTTCTTAATCATCTTTCCAGGCAGAAGCAAGCGGACTTCCAAAGGTAGGATATATTGTTTTCTTACCATCTTCTATCACTTCTTCTACCTCTATTATTCTATCTTCAGTTTGAATTCCCCACTTTTCTTTTTTTATGTTAACTATGTCACCTAAATCCCATTTTTTCTTGTAATCACCAATATTAGTAGCATCTACTTCAAATTTTAATGTTCCATCAGTAATATTGCTTTCACCAATATCAATTAGTTGTTGTCTATAAGTGTTATCTGAAAGACCATCTTTACTTAAACTTCCCTGGTCTACAAATATTTCATGTAAATCAAAACCTGTTGCACTCGTTTTTACTTCTGCAAGAAACCTATTACTATCCTCGCCTTGTCCACCTATTAAAACATAATTAGTTTTTGTCTTATTTGATATAACTAAAGAGCCTTGTTCAATATTAAAATTATCATCACTAAATGAATATTGCTCGTTCGCGTTTTGTGATGATGTTCTATCTTTTCCTGTATAGGTTTCAAATAAATACACTTTTGAATCAACATTAGGTACTATTCTAAACCCTATATTGGAGTATTCACTTAAACGGCATAGATAATCATATACATTTTTATAGGTGCATTGGAATTGAATATTTCTAGAAGTCATTGATACAGGGCTCGTCTCCCATGCGTTACTCAATGGTGTCATAGAGTCCACTATTGTATTCATCCCCTCAATAGATTGTCCACTAAAATTAATTTTATTTTTTACTATTCTTCTTTCTAATAAGCAGCTTAAGAACCTGCCACTTATAATAATTTCTTCTTCGGTGCCATTATCATTATATTCTATAGTTTCAATTATCCCTGCTTCAGTATAGTTGTTTCTCATAACTAATACATCAGTATTTATCATTCTTTTGATATAATCGGTTACTGGTAAAACGATTTCGAACTCTCCTGCTTCAAAATATTTTCTGTGCCATCTTAAGGAAATGAAAGAGTCAATAATCCCTAACATATTTAAATTTTTATCAAAAATAAACAAACTATTATCATCTTCCGAAATTGTTATATTTCTAGTAATATTGAAATAAAATATTGGTATTGTATTAGTGTTACTATAATGATGATGTGTAATAACAATAAGATTATCAATATTATTATAAGCAAGACCATATGCAACTCCACTTATTTTATTTGAAATATTTTTCCACGAAATACCATCAATAGATTGCAATATAACACCATTGTAACCGCATGCAATATACATACCGTTTGCATAACGTGATCTTATTAAATAACTATCTGTTCCACTTTCTTGTTTTTCCCAATTAATGCCATTTGAAGAAGTTAATATTAAACCCTTATCGCCAGTTACAACAAACTGCCCCTTCCCATAAGTTATGCCAACTAATTTGTGTGAAGTTTTTGATTCCCTTTTTATCCAATTAATAAGATTGTTAGAAGTATATATATTCCCATTATTTCCGACATAAACATACAAATTATTATGATATTCAAAATCCATGGCACTAGCATTTTTATAATTGGTATTAGTTCCTCTAGGGATAATAAGTTTATGTAATGTCCAATTTGAACCATTAGCACTTTCGAAAAAAGCTACAACTTCATCTATTCCTGTAATTTGCCCATTTGTTCTATGTGTTGTTTGCCAACCATTAGTAGCAATAACAAATCTATTATTTATAAACTTAACACTATTACAATGCAACGCAAAATCCACGGTTGTGTTTAATTTGACGTGTTTCCAATTTGAACCATCAACAGAATAATATATATATGTACTGTTTGATTGGCTTTTAGCACCACAAATAACAAATACTCCATTACCATAAGCAATTTCGTTAGGCTTTAAATAATCACTATTTAATTCATACTTTATCCAATTTTTTAAATCTTCTGAAACACAGACTTTAGCTGGACTTTCTGATAGTAAATAATATTTACCATTAACATAAATTATATCTTTACCACCACCGACAATTCCTGTGTCTTTTTCAATTATTTTCATAATTACACCGCTTCATAATAATTATAGTATGTTATTGTGACATCTAAATTATTAAGCCCTTCATCTGCGTTTGATACAAATTTATTAACACCATTAGTAGCTTGTAAAAATTTCGTACCAAAAACAAGTGTATTCGTGATATTTGTTTCATTTCCATTATAATCTATATAAGTAATGGTTTTTTCATTATTGTATGTAGTAACTACTATTTGCTCTCCAATTGCCAATGAATAATTTAGTTTCATTTCTTCATTAGTATAGGTATTTTTTAATGATGGATTTTTCACATCACCATTTGCAGTAAATATAACTGTTAAGCCATAATCAATATGAGAATTATTTTCTATTTCTATTGCAACTGATTCGTTTTTGCTTCCAAATTCAATTCCTACCCCTTCTGGTATTTCAAGCGGAAAAGTAAGTAGTTTGTCCCAATTATTAAGTGTTGCAATTGTTTCTTCGGAATCCATAAAATATGGACTTGGGCATATTAAACTAATAGTTCTATATATTATATTGGCTTTTTTTACAGGATCACTAACCTTTTCAACATAATAATTTATTTTTCTTTCAATTAAACCTTCAATATAAAACAAAGTACCCTTATCTTTTAATGGAAAAATATTATAAATTTGCTGTGTTTTTGTTTGTACCTGAATATCATCACGATATGCTATTGTTAAACTAATATTACGATTATTAACAGATGTGCCAATATAAGCTACACCAACACCAAAAGCACTTTTAATGGTTGCAACATTACCTGCGTATTCATGTATTCCTGAATATGAATCTAAAAAATACGGAAACGAATAGCCAAATTCAAGCTTATACCCTTGACTATTTTCACAAATAATTTTACGTGTATTAGTAAAGGCACTCATATTATGCACCTACCTTTCCATGTTTTAATTTATACATTTCATATTCTTGTCTAAATAGTCTAGTATTTTCTGCTGGACTTGTATATTTGGAATTATTATTAATCGTTACATTGAAGTTATGACTATCAGTATTACCAATAGTTCTTCCACTACCTTGAAAGTCTGTAGATACACCAGTAACCAAATCTAAATCATATTTAGTTGGGATTGATGATTTTATTTTATTAGTCACACCACCTATTTCATTTTCAAAACCTACACCAATACCTAGTGCTAGATTCTTACCTATTTGGTCTCTAAATAATCGTGATGGTGATTTTATTCCAAAGAAAGATTTTAAACCATTCAAAATAGATTTACCAAAGCCTTTGATTTTATCTAAAACCCAGTCTTTAGCATTTTTAATACCATTCCAAAGCCCCTGAACTAAATTTTTTCCTATATTCTTAATTCCCTGTAATGGATTTTTAAAAAAATCTATAATATTTTTTCCAAGTCCTTTAATCCATCCCTTTAAAGTAGGAACTAATCCTTTAATTCCATTCCAAAGTCCTTTTATAATATTCGTTCCAAGTTTTAAAAATTTTGACAAAGCAAAGAAGTTTACAATTGCCATCAAAATTGTTGGTAAATTTTTAATGATTTCAGGAATTGAATTAATAAGACCTTGGATTAAACCCTGAATTATTTGAAAAGCAACTCCAAAAATTTCATCAATATGTTCATTAAATGAACCTAACGCATCGATGATGCCACTAATAATATCTGGTATTAGTTCTGGTAATTTTTCCGCTATACTGCCTAAAGCAGATACTAATCCGGTCAATAATGTATCTGCTATTTTACCTAAATCAATGCTTTCAACCAAACCTGTTACACCTGATATAATAAATTCTGCTAATTCTGGTAATTTTTCTAACATTTGGATGCTTACATCAGATATTAATTTCCCTACAGCATTACCCATACTGGTTGCATCAAAGTTTCCCTCATCTAATGATTTTTGTATTTCAGTAGTAAATTCATTAAATGCTGGCAATAAATCATTATACATAGGAGTAATAAGATTTGTTTCCATTTGCCTTTTGATACCTTCAAAGGCACTACCTAAATCATCATATCTAATGTCTTTAATATCATTCATTGTTTCTTCAACATCTTCATAACTATCGCCAAGAGTATTTAAAGATTCAACTACTTGTAAATTGGCATCCTCCCCCATTGTCCCAAATGCAGTTGCTGCCATATTTAGTTTCTTTTGCTCATTATCACATTTGCTTATATCATTAACAATACTGTCAATAACATCTTTCATTGTACCTTTACCATTTTCCCAATTTTTAAATGCTTTTTGAGTTTCACTACTATATAAACTTAAATTATCTTTAATAGTTCCATCGCCAAGTCTATTTTTTATTTCATTGATAGAATCGTTTACCTTATCTAAATTATAAGCTCCACCTTGGCTTCCATTTTCTAATAATTGAAAGTATTCTTGTGCAGAGTAACCAGCTTGTTTAAAATTACCTCCATACTCTGCAATATTATCACCTAATTCTGAAGTATAATCTAATCCGTGCTGACTACCTTTTGCAAACAAGTCAAATGCTTCTGTAGAATCTATTCCAAAGTGTTTTATTAGGTTGGTAACACCTCTTATTGTTTCGTTAAAATCAGAGCCGAATGTATCTTCTAAAGCAATCGCATTTTCAGTAAGTTCTTGTATCTTACTTGGGTCTACTTCGCCAGTTACTTGTTTAACATAAGCAATTTTTGAAGCAATATCTTCAAAACTTTCACCATAATTGTTATTATAAATATCTTCCATTATTGCCTTATATTTTTCAGTTTCTTCGTTAGTAAGACCTAAACTTGCTTTCATTTTATTTGTAGATTTTGATACTTCATTACCAAAAGTCATAAATTCTTTTGTAACAGTTCCTATTGTTTCGGCAATTTGTTTGATCCCTTCGGTAACAAAATCAGCAAGGACATTACCTTTTAAAATATCACCAAAATCTAAAGCTTTATCACCTGCTTTATTAAAAGCATTCCCTAAATTATTTGTTTCGTTAGATGCCTCTTTTTCTTCTTTAGTTAATTTTTCTCTTACTTGTATTGCCTTATATGCTAAATCTCTTACTGAACGGCTAACTCTAATTGGATTATTGTCTCTTAAATATCTTCTAACTTCTCCTATAATCATTGG